ACGCTGACGCTGGAAATCTTCATAAGCCAGATTTGCAGATTCCTGCGCCAGAGCCTGACGCTGCGCGCCAATCTCTTCAAGCCCAGCCAATTCCTTAGCACGCTGCTGTTGAACCTGCGTGCCAAGCTCAGCAAAGCGAGGAGCTGCCTCCAGCATTCGATTAGCCTCAGAGCCATAGAGATCAGTGGCAGCCTTGTAGCCTTCAGACAAAGCACCCACCTGCTTCTCAAGCGCTGCTGCCTGTGCGTCGCGGATGGCGCGCTGTGTAAAGTCGAAGCTACGCTTGCCGCCAAATGTGCCGCCACCAACAAAGGTGCGGTTCAACTCAGGAAGGATATTCTCGCGCAGATTGCGACCAGCCATAGCGCCAATACCGGACACCACGTTCTGCAGATATGGATTCATGTAGCGTTGAGCGACGCCCGGCGCAGTGAAAGAAGAAGTTCCAGCCCCTAGAGCTTCAGAAGCAGCACCGATGTAAGGCTGATACTCGCCTCTTGTAGTTTTGTATTCGCTGAAGGCCTGCTCTTGCTCAGGCTGGAAACCAGCGATGCGAGCAATCGGAACTTCCTTACCGGAAGCGTCCTTAGTTACGTACTTCTGATACGGCTCAGACGTGGCAGCATAGGCTTTGCTCAGCACGTTTTGGGCGTACTGAGTATACCATTCTGGGAGGATGGTCTGCGTGGTTGTCTGTTGAACGGCCATTAAACTTTACCTCCCACCGCTTTAAGCATTTGATCAATACCCTTCTGCGGCTTTGCGATCTTCTTCACGTCCTTCCGACCTGCCTGTTTGCGCACCATTTGACGCATCTTGTCAAGTCGCCTTACGCCTTCGTCCGTCGAGCCATCGCCAAGATCAGCAACATCCTGCGCACTCCAGACATACTCACCATCAGAAAGCCACGCTGGGATCTTGTCCTCCTGCCCACTGCCAATGCCTTTGACTTGGCCCGGACCCTGATGACCACCACCTTTGCGGTATTCCAAAAGGTGCTTTACCATATCATCATTCATTTCGCCACCGTCTGCGTAGCCAATATATCCGCCTTCAGCTTTCGACTGCATGATGGCACCACCGAACGGCTCAGCATATGAACGAGCGGCAGCCTGAGCCTCAGCCAAAGTCATGGCACCAGACTCAACTTGCTTGGCAAGCATCTGCTGATAGTTGTTAAACGCAGCGCTTCTCTGATTGTATGTGGCTGCAGCGTCTGCCTTCATTGAGCTGAATGTTTCCGGGTCATACTCGTAAATATTACCACCCGGCGTCCATGTAACAGACGCAGGGGTAGACGTTTGCTGCGGCTGAGCTGCACTGTACGGCTTGAAGAACTCAAACTCGGCAGTCTGATTGCCAGCTCCGGCCTGCCCATATGTGAATGGATTGAAGCTACCAATCCCGCGCTCACGGTTAAGCGGCGCGTAAGTTACGGCGCTTCTATCAGGAGTAATGGTACCAACATCCTCGCTTTTACCGATGATGCGATTGATAATGTTTGGCGCGGCAAGGCCAAGCATAATCCAGTCCTGCGTCCCCCACGTTGGCGGGCGTGTCGGCTCACCAGTAGTAGGGGGAAGACTCGGCGGCATAGTCGTAGGCTTGTTAGTTGGCGGTACAGTTGTCGCGGTAATTGTAACGTTAGGGGCCTGCGTAGTCGGGCCCGTAGTCGGAGGCGCAGTCGTTGCAGTAATTGTAATGTTAGGAGCCTGTGTAGTCGGACCAGTGGTTGGCGGCGCAGTCGTTGCAGTAATCGTAACATTAGGTGCCTGCGTAGTCGGGCCAGTGGTTGGCAGAGCTGTTGGCGCAGTTATCGTGACCTTAGGTGCCTGCGTGGTCGGCGCTGTTGTGGGGGGCGTAGTCGCAGCAGTCGCCGTAAGATCAACATTCCCAATGCCAGCAGTGGTGTCAGTATCTCTAGCGGTATCAGTCGCAGTGATATTCAAAAGATTGCCGATTCCGTTCGCGACATAGCTTCTAACGAAGTTAGCGCCACGATCACCATACTGTCCTTGCGCGTTCACAATCAGGTCATTGATCGCTTTGTTCGCAGCAGTGACCCCAGAAGCAGTATTGCCGGTCACAAGGAAGTCGTTCTGAATTGCGTCAATTTGGCGGCTAAGATTATCTCTTGCGGCCTCTGAAAGATCAGCGATACCCGCAGTTGTTGCTGCCCCCGTGTCTGCTTTTTCCCCTGTGTCAGCAGCCTCAGAGGCAAGAGATGTCAGAGTATTAGCCACCTGCGTAGATGCCCACTTTGCAACATCATCACCGTATCTCTTGGTCGCATCAACAACGATTTGATCAAGGTCGTATTTGATCAGCATGTTACGAGTCGCTGGGTCAGTAACGCCCTCATACAGATCCAGCTTATCATTGATTGCATCTTGAATTTTGCTGCGGGCCTCTGAGGCGGCACGCTGCTTAGCGTCCTTAATCTCGTTAGCAATTTCCGTGCTAACGTATTGGGTGGCTCCGTTGATAAGGCCGTTAACAAAAGAATCTTCAAGGTTTTGACCAGACACCAAGCCGCCAACTGTTGTACCCGCAGCAGCCCCGATTGATGACCCAAGATTGGTTGCCACCTCACCAGCGCCTTTAACAGACTGGATTACTGGACCAAGTACCTCAGAGCCAAGTGCAGAGAAGCCGCCTGTGATGGCCCCCTTAATTGGATCACCACCAAACGCAGCGGTTGTAACGCCGCCGCGCAATGCGCCCATACCTACTTGAGTCAGCAATTGCTGGCTTGCCTTAGACAATCCTGCAGATGCTGCAGTAGATGCGGCTGCGCTGTTAATTGCCGCTGCATTCGCTGCCGTTGTAGCTCCCGTGGTGGCAGCACCAGCGCCAGCAGCAGCCGCCGCCTGCGTGGTCAGAGCAGCCAAGCCGGCACCGGCCATTGCCATGACACCCGCCGCCTGAACCAGCATGCTTATGTCATTGACAAAGCCGGTCTTCTTATTCGTATACACGTCCGAGTAGCCAGAGGTCATGTTCCCCTTGCCGTCAGAATAAGACCCATACTCTTGCAAAGCCCAGTTGGCATTGCCGCCCATCTGCTGAGAGATGGCATTGGCGGCTTCAGCTAGGCCCTTAGCTTCCGTAGCATTCGTTGCGGTGCCAATGACTTCGCCTGTATTGTTATCAACGAGACGATACGTCTTCCCCGGGACCGGGACGAAGTTATAGTTCTCGTACTCTTGGTCGCCCTTAATGTTGAACACCGGGGCATAGTCATACGATTGCGGGGTTAGGCCGAGACGGCCCATGATCTGTTCGTTTATGCCCCCACCGATAAGATCATTAGAACGTGGGTCATTCAAGGCTACGTAGCGGTCAGATAGGCCGGTTGCCTCAGCGGCAGTAAGCCCCCGCGCACGAGCGTCCTCGGCAGCCTTCGCACTGGCTTGATAATCGGCCTGATACTTGGCGAGGTCGAAGCCCATGATACTAGCAATGGCATCATCTGTCAGACCCATTGCCTTAAGGCGTTCAACGTCAACGGTGTCAGCCATCCCTACGTTCCCTGATTAATGATCTGGTTGAACCGCATCGCCCACTCTCTCCAATCAGAGAACTGATAGGGATCAGGAGCGCCAACAGCCGCAATCCCGTTCAGTGACAATAACCCAGCCGCCCAGTTTTGCCAATCGCTATCATCAAGGACAGTGGCAATTGCGCCATACCGCTCCAAGTCCGGGTAGGAATAGTCCGCCCAGTCCCTGAATGTATCGATAAAGCGCGGGTCCACCGTCATGACTGGTACCTGCCATCTGCCACTTCGACGTGGACCACGACCTGACCCATTTGATAGTCGCCGCCAACCGTGTTGCTCTCAAAGCGGAAGCGAAGTTCGCGGCGCTGTTCCTTGAAGAACACCTGCTGTTCGTAGGGTTCTGTCGCCACTGCTGGGAAGATCTTCACAGGGCCACGCACCTCAGGCGCGCGTGCGTTGATGCGGCCCGTGATCTGCACAGACATGTCGCCAGACTGCACGAAGTCAGGCTCGATCATCTCGATACGGATGGCGCGGTTCTTGGGTTCGTCTGCCGTGAGCAGCGAGATGTCGCCTGTCTCGAAGTAAGACTGGATAGCGTTGATTGCGCTTCCATCGATCTGGTCCACACCGTATTCGTGCTGCCAAATTTTATAGGATGTGTACCCAGTATCCGTAACACGGAAGTCGCCGTCCTGCGTAATCCGCGAGTTATCGTTCTGCGTAATGCGCAGGCCAGATGTGGGAGGCTGGATTGGTTCAAGGCCGGCAAGCAGCGGAGATTGATACACCTGCGCGTAAATGCCAGCAGAGCGACCACCATTCGGCAGCTCGCAGTCGTACCAAGTGTTTTCGCGCACGTTATAGATGATGGCGTGCGTGCATTCCGTTGCAGTCCCACGCGGATAACACCACCAGATCTCACCGAAGCGCGGCACCTTGTATGCAAAGATCTTGTTCGCGGCTTGGAAGTTCAGGCCGTCGAAAAAGTAGTTGATGTTCATGTTGTTTTCGACTTCGCGAACGACGCCGTTGTACATCAGGAAGCGGTCAAGGCCGATCCAGAAATAGATGCCATCATACTCGATGATGCTGTTGGTCGCGAGGACAGACGTAGAAGCCGTCACAGTGTCGAAGCGGAACACATCGATACCGCCCGTGTATGTGCAGCGGATGAGGCTGTCGAGCGTCCAGAACAGGCCGGCAGGGGACTGTCCGCCGCCGCGCAGGGGCAGGCCCTTGATGAGCTTGGAGCTGCTGATATACGCATCGCCTGCGTCACCAGTGCTAAAGTTCTGCGGGTCGTTTACGTCAGACCAGCGCACATATCCGTTCTTGCACAGCAGGAATAGATACGGGTGAAGCACCACGATGTTGCCACACGTCTCAATCTGCTCGCCAGTCGTCGGGTCCACAAGCTGCTGCAACGGCGCACTACCGTAGATGTCGCCGTAATAGACTGGCTTCTCGGTGCCGTTTGATATGTCGTCCAGTGTCAGTGTGCCGTTCGCCAGCAGGATCGTGGATGCTCCAGCCGAATCGAACATCGAGTCGAAGTTCCACTGGTACTGGCTGTTGGCCGTGAAGCCCAGAGGCGTGCGATCCGTCGGCGCACTGGTGTTACCGAACTGGTCAATCGTAAAAGCCTGTATGCCTTGAGAGTGGCCGACGTGCGTGTAGACCAGATTGTTCAGGGCCTGCGTGTAGAACTGACGGACGACGCCGCCGATGTAATTGTTGATCTGGCGATAGCCGCCAATCTTACGCGGTAGCCCACGCTGAAAGCGGACCCACTGCCCGTCAACGTAATAGTCGCCCTCAAAGCGCGTGCCATCCCGCTTGATCCCGGGCTTAGACTTTAGGTTAACTGGGATAAGCATATGCAGTTCACCTATGGGGCAAGATATTGGATTGTGACGTAGCCGCCGGGAGCAACGACAATTGGATATGAGTTGCCGGGCGTTACCGCAATGTTATTGAATGTCGTAACTGAAGCGGGGCCACCATTACCGCCGGGGAATGTTTGACCAAGCGCAGTAGAGGATGCCCCGAGGAAGCCGGGGACTTGTATCGTATAATCGAACTTAAACCCATTGATTCCAAAAACAAGTGAGCTGGCTGTTATGCTCCCGCTCGTTGCCGTATTTCCTTCGGTGTATAATCCGCTAACACTTAGAATGGTATATGCAGACAAATCTTCATAACTATTATTAGATACTGTCCAGCTATTATTCACTGTTGATATATAAAGTGAATATGAGCTTTCTAGGCTTGATGGCCCGGGCCCACCAACCGCTGCCAGCATTGCGGACCGAGCGGCGGTAGCTCGTCCGTATATGTCGCTCCATTGCGCAAAAGCAGGATTCCCCCATGTGTTAACATTGGGAAGGCAATAATATTGGTTGGTTGCACTCGAAGGATAAGGACTCCCATCCTGCCCACGCCCACTTAAAACAAGAACCAACGCCACCCCAGCGGGGGCGACCCATGTTCCGTTTGACGTAAACGTAGTTGTCGTCAGGTTGAGTGACCCGTTTGTCAGGCCGAACGCCTTAGCACTTGCTGCTCCACGACTGATGAGAGTCGGCATCCCGGCCTCCCTTATGCAAACTTAGTTTGTGAGGCGAGAACCGTAAACGTAGCAGAGCCGGTCTTAATGATCGTGTACGTGTACACGTCAATGCTGTTAGCATTGCCAAAGCTAGGAGTGACGCCAGCCTGCCACTTTGTTGTAACGCCAGACGTGGTGCCGTCTACCTGAACGACGTTGTTGTAATAGGCCGTTGAGCCGTTAGTCACCATGAATGCCACAGTAACTGCCTGCCCAGTGGAGAGCGCCGTATTCATGCTCGTGCCAGATGACCAAGCAAGGTTAACCGTGAAGTTAGCGGATGCGTTCGTTGTGTAATACAGGATCGACTGAGTTGACGGATAGATCGGAATCGTTCCAGTCGCTGCCGTTGCAGACACCGTGATAGGCTCTACGATATTCTTGGTCGCCATAGCCTGAGCTGATGCCGAACCATTGAATGTCGCGCCTCCATTAAACGTCTGAGCCGCCGTGAAGGTCGTAGCCGTTCCCGGCGCAACATAGTCGGTACCAGCAGTGGCTGCGCTGAATGCAGACGTGCCAGAACCCTTGAGAATTCCCGTTAGTGTGGTTGCGCCAGAGCCGCCTTGAGCCACGCTCAATGGCGTTGTAAGGCCAGATAAAGACGTAATGTCGCTGTTAGCCCCAGAGGCCGCAGCAGACAGTGCAACGCGGCCTGCAGTGGCGTCAGCAGCAGTAAAGAGAGCCACACCAACAGATGTAGCACCAAGGTTGGTGCGTGCTGTTGAGATGTTGGTTGCACCAGTACCGCCCTGCGAGATCGCAATCGGCAGGGCGAGGCCGCCAGTCTGGGCGTAATAAACGTCAGTACCATCGCAATAGAGAATAGCGCGAGCGCCCTGAGTAACCTCAGCCGGAGTTCCGCCTGACGTAGAAAGAGCCAGCGTGTAAGCGCCGGATGTCTGGTTCGATACCCAGTATTGCTGCACCGTGTTGGGAACTTGGATCACCATGTTGGCGACCAAAGTCCCGGTAAAGTTATAAGCAATACGATTTAGGTTTGCGCCATTGAGGATGTATGGGCTTGCCTGACCTGTGAGATCAATCGACACATAGTCGAACAGATACTCTGGGGCCTGACCAAAACCGACAGTGTAGAAGTCAGAGCCATCGCAGATCACGAAGGCGCTGTCGCCCGGATTAAAGTAGATCGAGCTATCACCATTGATGGTTTCGCCGCCCGGCGTTGACATAGTAACGGCGCCAGTGCCGCTGTTGCGAACAAGGAAGAACCAGTTGTTGCCAGCAGTAGCTGCGCCGGGAAGCGTAAATGTACCAGCGCCGCCCGTCCAGTTAATCACACTGGCGCGATCAGGCAGGCCAACCGTGTAATTGACTGCAATGTTAGAAACTGGAGCAGACTGATTCAGCGTGCTAGTGATGGCAACGATACCGTAGCCGGCCAAAGAGCCTGCGGTTGCAGAGGATGTACCAGCGCCAAACTGCACAGAGCGCCACGTACCAGCTGCCGTGCTATTGTTGGTCAGGTAAATCTGCCACGCCAAGCCCGGAGACACCGAAACGATTGCGTTGCCGGCGTTGTCGTTCACCGTGAAGGCGTAAGAACCTACGTTAAAGAATAACGCCGTCTGCCCCACGCTGACCTGATTGGCAGGGGGCATTGTGATGACGCGGCTTGCTGCGTTGGGCGTAACGTCCATGATCTTGGCAACGACGTTTGCGTCAGTCGCCATTTCAATCGGCCACGAAAGCGTGACGTTGGCCGTAAGAGCAATGGACCTATAGGAAGGCTCTGCCGAATAGATGTTCGTGCCGCCAAATGTCTGGACGAAGGTCACGGATTAGTCCTCCCTGCGAATGATGCCGCGATCCACGACCTGACGTAGATCTTCGCCGTTAATTGCGCTGATGGCGATGGTGTAGAAATCTCTCCAAACGCCAATCATCTCCTCGTTCTTGAGGAATGGCTGGGCCTCCATGAGCGCGCCGTAGAGCAGCGCGTCAGGTGCGTACTCAGTGAACCAGTTGGTCTGGGTGTTGTCGTCCAGATACGGGGGTTGCTCGTTATAGAGGATCTCGTAAGGATATGGATCGTCAGGTGTCGGCACGATCAGCCAATGCTGGTAGTCATAGTCCGCATAAAAGCGCGGCTCACCAGTCGTGGTTTGATTGGGCCAAAACGCACGGCAGTATTCATACGAGCGGGGATAAATCTCCTTGCGCGTATTATTACCAGTGCCAACCCCAGCGAACATGCTGACGGTTTCGCGCCAACGATCAGGCTTGGCATAGACAGCCGTGCCATCAATCATTGTGGAGCTGACAACGCTGATCGTCCCGACGACCTTGATGTCCCGCTGCAACCGGCGCTCGGCTAGATTGACGAGGTTCGGAAGCTGCTCGTAGACAGTCGGGTCAGTCGCGAGTGTGGCCCCGCGCTCGAG